CCCGGACGTCGTTGATCTCGGCCAAGCGCAATGCTAGTACTTGTAATTCCTCACGTGTGAGGCCTGTGCGGGCAGCTGTACAATCCCACATTAAACCGATATCTTCTTCGCGCTGGGGCCACGCTCCACCGTTGGTTAGCCAATAGGGTTTCTCTTTATCGGCTGACTTCCGTGCGCGCCGCACTTCATGAGACTCACACGGGCGTTGCTCCACGATCCTAATCACCGCCCGGCAGTAGTCACTCGTTATGGGACTAAGGGAATCTGTTGTTAGATAACCTTCTAGCCGGTCTAGGGCTGCGGTTTCAATAGGAACGTTGGGGTCTCTAGTTGTTATGTGCAGCTTACGCCACGTCCGTAGCGGATCTTGAAACGACGAGTCAGTAGTCAGCGGGTCCGGAAACACGCGTGACAAGAAACAAAAGCCGTGAGAGGGATCAGTTGGTTCGATCTTTATTTTCATGCCAAAATGATCAGCCACCTTAACCAATGCCTTTTGGAACCGCTTATCCATCGCGCCATCATCGCCGAAGCAGGGCCCTATTAGAGCAAACGCTTCCTCGGCGGTTAAATCCGGCATAGTTATCCGGATTGCGCAATACTGATTAAAGGCGTTGTACTCAGTGTTGTCATCCGTCGTGGTGGGTGACCCGGATTTTACCCCAGGACCCGCCTCGTAACGGAAGTTGAAGCGCTTGGCTCTAGCAGGGCACCTTATGAGCATACTGTAATACTCCGTGATCTCCTTGTGGAACTCCTTCGGGAAATGGCGCAGTTTAATAGCCAGACCTATTTGCCGTTGGAGCCACTCGGATACTGTCCCATCCATGTTGCTGTAGTCGCATTCCGCAACCGAGGCAACACAGGCGAAAAATTCACGTACCTTTTTGGTTATCTCAACCGGGGTGGAACCCGGTAGGAACCAGTGCTCATTATGTTCCTGCTTTAAAACCTGGCGCTTCAAGGCGATGGTATATCGTGACAACTTAAGCATATACCTTGTGTCAGCGAAGCTGGAGATTATCCTCCCCGACTTCGCACAGGGTTCGTTCTTCACAAAAGACTCGATCAGGTGTCGATGTGGCGCATCAACTGTTTCCCAAACTTGCTTGGCAGCTAGCTGTTGGGCAGGCTTGTCCATCTCGTCTCGCACCTCCTCCAATGTTAATGGGGTACCGGTGTGTTGTTCTGGGACTACCAGGCGCACGAACTCTGCCGCATAAGTGTGGTACCTCATACTAGGTACTTTGCGGTTAATGTGAAAGGTCACCCTCTCATCAATGGAGTTAGATAATATCTCCCATCGCTTCACCATTGGTAGCATATTTTCACTACTAATTAGTGGGGCGGAGTATGTCCGTGCGCTGGTTTCCTCTTCGTCCGCCTCTATGTGAGCGGGCCAGTGGACCTTGGGCTTGGCAGAGTTGCCAACCCTATAAGGCTCGATGTCAATACCTAGCTTCGCCCTGAAATATTGCCCTGTGAGGGCTAACAAAGCCGGATCGTTGTGTCGCATTCCGATCATTCGGCTCGTAACCGATTGAGCGGAGTCCAACCCCATTAGTACATCAAAGTCCGCTTTGGGTAGGTTGCAAGCTGCATCCTCCCCTTCACGACCGAAGCTAATGGTCAGCTTACCGCCCTGATTATGAACAATGGTGTTCCACCCAGCTCGGCTACGGTCTTTGAAGTTGATGCGCTTTAATTTACGCGCACGCAGATCAGAAGGCAACCAAGATATCCTGGTCGCAGTAAACTGCGGCAACAACCAGACGAGTAGCCTATCAGGGCAGTCTGTCCATGGGCGAGCGTGCGACACCTTATGGTATACGACCGGGCAAAGCCCCACCGCTTTTAAAGCCCAGCGGGTTATCGAGCCCCAAAACCCCGCCGAAGCAGGCCTTTCGAACTCGACAAACTCGCCGAACGCAGTCCAATCCCAGACCTTATGTTTCCACCTTGTGCCTCCACCAACGTCGTATTCAACGTAATTATCACGAATACGAAACGGTGCATCACCGTCTAATCCTGCGACGTGGATGGGGCTAAAAGTGTGCATAATGGCCGGCACCGGATGCCCCAACACGCTATCCAGGTCACGCAAGTAATAATCCGTATCTATACAACCAACCGCGTACCCGAATGTAGGTGTCTCATTCCGAACGCGGGAGTGGAGAT